GGTGATGCAATTACCGTTACGGTCGGGTCGGGCGAGACAGGGCCGGGCTCGGTAGAAGGTGATAAGATCGGACCTCTCGGCGGCTCGGCAGGAACATATCCCATGGACCTTCGCGACCGGCCGGTGCAGCTGACGACTAATAAATCCCTGACGTTCGATGCGAGCGGCACAGGGACCGTATGCGTTATCGCTGAAGGTTATACGAGGGCGGTGTAACTATCAATGGCAGGCGATAAAGGACAGAAGGATTATATAGAGATAGTTGCCGGCCAGCAGGCCGCGATATCGAAACTCAAAAAGACACTGGCCGAAAAGGATGCAGAAATCAAAAACCTGCGCGACAAGATAAAAGAATTATTAACTGGAAGTAAACCTGTTCATGAAAGGATATAAAAATGGGTAAGAGATTAACAAAAGTAGCGGTCAGGGGCTTTACCAGGTTGCAGATCGTGGAAAAAAAGACCGGGAAAGTCGTAGGCGATTCCGGCTGGGGTGAGAACCAGATAACAGATTACGGGCTCGAGAGCTGTATAGTAGCCGCCCCGATAGGCGCTGCATCGGTCCAGGCGGCCGGTTTAATGCTGGGCAGCGGTACCAACCCCGCCTCGGATGCAACGGCACTGGATAATTCCAATACCGATTATTATTCAGCGTTCGGGCAGTCAAGCGTTATCGGCTCACTTACGGCAAGAATGACCCAGAGCTTCGACGGCACCCTCGGCGCAGCGACTCTGGCAAACGTCGGCGTATTTGCAGCATCAAGCGGTTCACTTATCGCCGGCAAGACGTTCGCATCCAGTGCCCTGACGACCGACCAGGACATCAATGTGACATATGAGCTGCGGTACAGCACATCATAAAAACAATTATCAGAAGAAAAGGAAGTGGTATATGAAGAAGAATATTAACAGGAAGTTGTTTGATAATGCGATGGGAGTAAAGCTGGATATCGGCTGCGGCCAGTTCAGGCAGAAGGGTTTTATCGGTATGGACCTCGAGCGTCATAAGAATATCGATATCACTCACGATATCCAGAAATTCCCATGGCCGGTGCCGAGTAACGTATGCTACCAGATACTGTTCAGTCACGTATGGGAGCATATAGAGCCGAAACACCGGTTCCGGGTAATGGATGAGTTATGGCGGATATGCCGATGGGATGGCCAGCTGCTTATAGCTGCACCTCACGCCGGCAGTTATTTGGCCGACGCCCACCCGGCCCATTACGGATGCCCGAACGAGGCGGCGTTCCAGTTCTTCGATCCCGATTACCAGCTCTATCATTCGGGCGGCTACAAAAAGCCGAGGGCCTGGAAGATAGTACGCAGCATCGCCAATATCAACGGCACACTCGAGGTGATAATGGAGCCGCGAAAGAATAAGAACGGCAAAGAGCTGCTGCCGGCAATATGTCAAAAAAAGGCCGACGATGCCGTGGAGGTCAAAAAATGAACGAGACTGCGAAGGTAAAGGACTACGTAAACGCCCGGATAGTTAATCGGGACAAGGGCAATCCAAACAAACCAACTGATAATAAAAAGGAAGATGAAATTAAAAATGAAACCGAAAACAGTAATGAATGATACCGTAATAATCAAAAGCGGCAAGGACGGCAACCCGCGCAACCGCCTTTTGATAGTGACACCGACGCTGGGAATAGTCCGCATGGAATGGTCGATGGCAAGGTACGGCCAGGCGATACCATGCAACTGGTCCAGTGCCTCTGCATCGCTGGGGATAGGGACTGTAGTGCCGATGCACTATTTGGTCGCCGATGCCCAAAATTTAGGATGTGAAGAGGTGGTCAAAAAAGGATTCGAATGGCTGCTGCTCTGGGAAGATGATGTAATCGCACCATATGATGCACTTTTGCGATTGAATCGGTATATCTGTGCAGGAGATATACCGGTGGTATCAGGCCTTTATTATTTGAAAAGCGATCTTTCCGAACCTGTCCTTTACCGCGGGCAGGGGACAGGTGCTTTTACCGATTTCAAACAAGGTGATAAGGTATGGGCCGACGGAGTTCCTACAGGGTTCCTGCTGATACATTCATCAGTAATAAAACTGATGTGGGACGAATCACAGGAATACGAAACGATGGGCCACCGAAAAACGAGAAAGATATTCGAGACTCCCTCGAGGATATACTTCGACCCGCAGACAAAAACATACTCATCAGGAATGGGTACAAGTGACCTGTTCTGGTGCAGCAGGGTAATAAAGGAAAAAGTATTAACCCGTGCCGGGTGGCCGAAAATCGGCAGGAAGAAGTACCCGTTCCTATGCGATACGAGTATCAAGTGCGGCCATATTGATATAACGACAGGTAGAATATATTGAAATGTGAACAATGTGGACAATGTTGTAAAAAATTGTCACCAACTTTAACTCTTGAAGATTTAAGACGAGAACCAAAGTTATGGCAGTATGCAGTACCTATTGATAAAGTAGGTAATGCTAAAATGCGAAGGTATATGATGGAAAAGAATATACCTTACGTTATGAATAAGGCTGGAAGGGGTTTATCCTGCCCCTTCCAGATGCCGAATGGTTTGTGTGGTATTCATGAAACTCGTCCACAGATATGTCGAGATTATCCGCAGCAAAGTAAATGTATTAAGGAAATGCAATGCCTCCTATTAGAGAAATAAATAAAGATGATGGTATTTATGTTTTAATGAGCAATGGTGCTACTTTTATTGAGTCTGAACTTAATATTCAAGGTCGTATGGCAGGCGTATCAGGTAATCTAAAGAAAAAAGAGGATAGGTTTAATGAATGGTTGCAGATGCAAGAGCCATTTGCCAAAACATATCTTAAAACAGATTATGATTTAGACCACCCAGTATGGACAGACCCAGACAATTTACCGCTTTGGCGAATATTAGACGGTGATAATGTTATCGAGATAGTTATGTGGGTTGCAGTGCATATATTTAACGATTCACCATTAGAGTTTACCATTAAAATTTCCAATAAGGATACTCCCATAGGAGGTGACTGGTGGCTCTAACTTTCCATGACGGTTTTGAAACTGGCGGTGCTGATGCTTGGACAAGCGTAACTGGAACTCCGAGTTTTGTTGGCGCTGGTGCGGTAGATGGAGTAGATGATCCAAATACTGGTAACTACTGCATGAGGTGTAATGCCACTGGAAGTGGGATTTATACAAATATTGGTGGCGTTGGTTATATTCGTAGATTTTCTTTTTATATATATCTTGCAAGTTACCCAGATTCTGACTGTCGTATAATAGGGTCTGCAAGTACTTCATACACAAGTCTTTTTCTTACAACAACTGGAGAGTTGGATTTATATTATTCTGGAAGTGTAAAAACAGCTGACGGAACTACACAACTTGAATTAAATAGGTGGTATCGAATTTCTGGTTCAGGTAATGGCTCAGATGCTACAAACATATTTATTGATGGTGTTGTAGAACATGATTCTGAAGATGTCGGCCTCAATATATTTGGAAGTGACATTAATGCCCCAGCAAATTATTTAGATTTTGGTATTTGTAGTAATGTAACAGCAGATTTATATTTTGATGACTTTGCCTGCGATGCAACTCAATCTACAGATGATTTGGGTGACATCCGAACTCTCGCTGCCAGACCAGTAGGAGAAGGAACTGACCAAGATGTAAATGCAGACCCTGCTTCTGGATGGGCAAATCACGATTCATCTGGTGTTGCAAACTATACAGAAATTAACAGTGACCCACCGAATGATACGGCCTTCAACTATGCTGATAATAATAATACAGACAGATACTCAGCAACGATGGATGAGTGCGGTTCAGGTAATCTCGCTGATATTGGTGGAAGTGATACTATTCATGCAGTTAATTTCATGTGGTATTATAAAACTGAAGGTGGCGGTACAGATGACTATGGAATAAGAATAAGATGCTCAGATGATGCAGGTTCGCCTTATACCAATGATAATATAGACGACCCAAAAGACCCTACTTGGATTACTCACTATGACGCTGATACTCCTGTGGGTGCAAATGCATGGACTCAATCTTATGTAAATTCTCTTGAAATGGGTATGGGTTCTATTACTTCAAGTTCTAAAGGTATATGGTTCTTGGATGCCTATGCAATGGTTGCTTATGAACCTGCAGCAGGCGGAGGGAATTTAACTGCAACAGCTTATGACTCAACCGGAATAACCGATGAGGCGGCCGGGCAAATCCCAGTACTGGAGGCATCTGTATATGATAGCGTTACTGTTGCAGACAGCAGTTCTGCTCTGTTGACTTTATTTCTGGCTCTGGTATTCAATCTTATAGGATTAACAACTTTTGCATCTGCAAATATTCCATTTATAAACGCAACCGCTTATGATGGAGTCGGATTAACCGATGATGTTACTGTATTAATACCTGAAATATACAGTACTGTCGATGATGATGTAGGTGTAACGGACGAAGTATCTGCACAATTAACGGTACTGGAAGCAAGTGTTTATGACGATATTGCATTAGAGGATGTTGCCGACGGCAATATCCCTGTACTTCTTTCGACGGTCTTTGATGATCTGGCGGTTACAGATGATACATCGGATTTTCTGACAGAATTTCTCACATCAATTTATGATGATTTATCTCTGACCGATGCCGTAAATGCCGAACGGCAGGAAGCGGCTGAGTTAAACGCTTCCGTTTATGATTCCATAGGGTTAACCGATGAGACGGTGATATCAATTCCGGTCCTGGAAGCATCAGTATATGACAGTATTACAGCCGCCGATTCGACCGATGAATATTTAACAATATACGAAGCGGATATTAACGATAACCTCGGCATAACCGATGCGGTAACTTCTCAATTAACATTATATGAGGCGAAAGTAAGTGATTCGGTAGGTATTACCGATGCGGTAAGTTTATCAATACCGGTTCTGGATGCGTCCGTTTATGATTCGCTCGGCGTTACCGACAATACCGAAGGCAGTATTTCCGGGTTCGCGGCATCAGCAGCCGATAACGTAACGATTACAGATACGGCGGCGGTACAGATACCTATCCTCGCTGCCTTGGTGGCCGATTCGCTCGGCGTTACCGACAGCGGTTCTGCGTTACTGCCGGTGCTGGAAGCGGCGGTGGGCGATTCTGTAGGTCTGGCCGATTCTACAACAGGAAGTATCCCTGTCCTGCTGGCAGGGGTAAGTGATTCTATCGGTATTACCGACACTGCCGCCGGCAGTATTTCCGGGTTCGAGGCAGCGGCGGCCGATAACGTAACGGTTACAGATACGGCGGCGGCACAGATACCTATCCTCGCGGTCTCGGTAGCCGATTCAGTAGCGGTAACAGATGAAAATAATACCTTCGTCGAAATACTACAGGCATCTGTAAATGATTCTGTCAATATAGCAGAATATACCGAGCAGCAGGTGACAGGTGAAGATTTACTGGCGGTATCTGTAAGTGATTCGGTTGGTATTACCGATTCGGCCGATGGCATGCTGACTTTATACGAGGTATCGATAACCGATTCAATATCCATCGGCGACAGCGGATCTGCTGCCGTTACGATACTGCAGGTAAATGTAAACGACCAGCTGACAGTCAGTGATGAGATATCGCAGTCGGTCTCGGGATTTTACGGCTCAGTCAATGATTCGGTAGGTATTACCGATTCGGTATCGGCACTGGTGCCGGCAATAAATGTATCGGTATATGATTCGGTTGGTCTTAGCGATTACGAAGATGAACTGGTACCGGCCCTATACGCCTCGGCGGCCGACAGTATAGCTCTTACCGAGGCGAGTGATACGTTCATGGCACTTTACGCGGCGAATGTTAATGATAATCTCGTTTTGACCGATACGGCGTCGACTCAAACGCCGGTAATCGCTTCTACGGTATTTTTCAGATTGAAAAAATGCAGGTAAGGAAATAGAAAATGCAAAGTTTCTCGGCAGGACAGGCAAATACGGTTTTCCTCGATGTAGTTACGAAGACCACGGGCAGCCCGATCACTTCGGGTACGGTCAATTTTTATCTGATAGACAAGGACGGCGATAACGCCGGTAAATGGTTCCGTGCCTCCGATTCCACGTGGCAGGCGGCCGAATCCTCGGCCGGTGAGGCGGCCTTCAAGGGCGGAGCGGCGTGGGAGCTGGAGATAGAATCGGCGGCGTGGGCCAGCGGGGTCAATTACGAATTATACGCGAAGGAATCGGGCGATCTTAATGTAATATATACCGACCTGCTTATCCCGGTATCGATAGCTTTTTTGTATGAGTCCGGGGCAGGAGGTACATGCCCTGTCGATTTGACGGAGATGAAACTTCATCTTCGAGTCGACAGCTCAGATGATGATACACTGATAACACAGTTAATGCTGGCAGCGACGAACTGGGCGGAGATGTACCAGGTGCGGACGTATATCACACGGACAAGGTATATGTACCTCGACAGCTTCCCTTTGATAATCCAGCCGCCGTACAGCCCTCTATCGAGCGTTACCAGTATTCAGTATTACGATATAGCCGGCGATTTACAGACGCTCTCAAGCAGTTATTACCGCGTCGATACCGTAAGTCAGCCGGGCAGGATAACTGAGGCCTACGGCTACAGCTGGCCTTCGACGCGCGATATGACCAACGCTGTTATAGTTACATACGAAAGCGGCTACGGCGAGGCCTCGGACGTTCCGGAAGAAATTAAGGCGGCAATTAAGATGATAGTAGGCCATTTGTATCAGAACCGCGAAGCGGTGAGTGAATTGAGTTTCAGCCAGGTGCCTCTGGGTGTGAAGGCACTTCTGGGTATGCAGAAAATAATAACTATATAACAGGAAAAAAAACAACATGGACGAAACAACACAGAAAACTTTGTTCGGAATACTGTTTACCGCACTTGCCGGGATGTACGGTTTTTTTATAAAACATGTTGCCGGACATGTCAGCTGTGACCAGATAAAAAACAACCAGGCCGATATAAAGACTCTGTTCGATACGAAGCAGGATAACAAGACCTGCGAGCAGATCGTTAAAAGAATGGATGAGAATCACGCCGAGACCTGCAAAAAACTCGATGCGATCCTTGAAAAATTATAATGAATATTACACGGATATCCAATTTCAATAAGAGAATAAAACTGCAGAGCCCGACTCTTACGCAGAGTTCATCGGGCCAGACGACAAAGAGCTGGAGTACTTATGCTACTGTATGGGCCGGTATCAGGACGTTATCGGGTAACGAAAAAAGCAGGAACCAGATGGTTATCGGCATCGAGTCCATGGAGGTATCTATCCGCTACAGCAGCGATGTATCGGCGGTAAGCGTGGCCGACAGGATAGTTTTAGGAAGCAGGTACTTCGATATAAAAGATGTCCGCAATGTCGATGAAAAGAATATCGAGATAAGGATGATTGTAACGGAAATAAAAGAATGAGCGATACTTTCGAATTACATATAGAAAACGCGAAACAGGTCAATACAATGCTTCAGCGGCTGGAAAAGAAGGTAATTAACAAGGTCGCCAAAGATATCGCAAAAGACTCGCTCAAGCCCATGCTGGCAGAGGCCAGGAGTAACGCATTATCGCTCGGCTCGGGCAGGGTGACGAGCCTTTTGTCAAGCAAACTGAAAATATATTTAATCAAGAGGCGCAACCTCAGGCGGGGCCACTACGGCGCCCAGATCAGGTACCAGGACAACGTTTCGGGCCTGATCAGTTACCAGATGGGGTCGTTCAGTTCGCTGGCGACAAAAAAAACTTACGGCAAAAGATATTTTATCCCGAACGCTATCGAGTACGGCCACGCATTTCCAGGCCGCGGCGGCAGTAAGAACAGCCCAAAGGATGTACCTGCCCGGCCGTATATCCGTCCGGCGTTCGACAGGGATAAAGAAAAATGTGCAAAACTGGCAGATAAATTAGTAAGGGAATTTATAGATTCGGTTGAAAATAACACATGAATATAGAACAGTTCATATATACTGCCCTGTCGAATAATACGGCAATAGCGGCAATAGTGGGGACAAGGATAACGCCCATGATGCGGCACGAAAGCGGCTCGGCGATAACGTATCAGCATATCGATGAAATACCCGACCACGATGTATCCGGCAGTATGGGGTTTCGCTCGGCGAGGTACCAGGTTAACTGCTGGACGGACGATTACGACGATACATCAGTACTGGCTGCCCTGGTGGTATCGGCCCTTGACGGTTTTACCGGCGCCGGAATTGAAAATATATTCCTTATCGACCAGGGTGATATAGCCAGTATCGAAGTGGACAATGAAAATATCCAGCAGTACGGCAAAAGGATAGAGTTCGAGATTTATTATAAGCAGGCCTAAGCCTGATTGAAGATAGCCGGGCCGAGATTCCGGCAGTCATAAAAAAAATGAATAAAAAAAGAAAGTTCAAAAAGTGAATTAACAAAAAAGACCAGAGAAAATAACAGGCACCAGGCGATTAGCTGCCGCCCAGTGCCGTAACCACGAAACGCCTGTTACAGAGGCCGCTTGTGTTAGTTAAGAGTTTTAAGTTTTGAGGATTATGCTACTCAAAACTATCAACTGAAAACTCAAAACTGATGTGAGCGGCCTTTTTCTTTTGGTAAAGAATGAAGGAGTAATATCTAAAATGACTACACAGGGATTTTCATCAAACGGTTCGACCGTAGTATTCGACAGTATAACACTGGGGGAATGTGAAAGTTTTAACCTGGGCGAGGATACCGCTGAGTTCGAGGAGATTTTTACAGTCGATTCGACCGACTATTACAGTGATGTAATTATAACAGCCCTCAACGCCGGGACACTTTCCATGACCTTCATTATGCAGCCGAACAATACTACCGGCAACTACGCAAAGCTCAAGGCCAAATTCGACGCCCGCACAAAAGGGACGTTCCTCTGGACATTCCTCAATACGGCATATTTCACCGGCACGGTCGCAATTGTAGGGCTGTCGCGCCCGGACGGCGACGCCAAAAAGGCCAACCGATTCACCGCGACATTCAAGACAGCCGGTGCAATGAGCTACGTGGGAACATAATAATTAAAAACCAAAAATGAAAGAAAGGGAAGTATCTATGAAAGCAGAGGAAATTAAAAAGGCAATCATCGCCAGAAAGATAGAGGTCTCGAAGCCGGTAAAAGAGGCAGAGATCCTCGGCGTCAGGGGATGGCTGTTCGAGGTATCAAGTGCACTTATGGAGGACTGGCGCAGTTACTGCAACGCGGTCAATTCCGAAGGCAGGCCCGATTACGATAAAAGGAGACTTGCCCCGGCAAAACTGGTGCAGGTAACCTTCAGGGACGAGGGCGGCAATCTTGTATTCGAGGATAATGACGTCGCTCTTCTCGGCGGGATAAAGGCAAGGTATATAGATCCTGTCTACCGTGATGCCATTCAGATCAACGGTTTCTCCGAAGATGGTGTTCAGTCGATACTAAAAAACTTAATAGCGACCATTGGCGAAGATGGCTTGTTCGATATTCTCGCGAGATTGGGATGCCGATGTCCGAAATGCTCGAACGATATTCCTCAAGAGAACTCAGGAGTCAGTGGATCTGCGAGCAGTACTGGCCGGCAGGCTCAGCCGCCGAAAACTGGCGGGCCAGGCTCCATGGCCTGATAGCGGGCCAGCATATATCTTACAGCAGCCAGGCTGAAGAGCAGATTAATGTGATTATGAAAATGTTAGATGGGACTTTGGATATCGATGAAGATTTGCCGCGGCTCAAGGAAATGAGCCCGGACGATATCGCAAAAATATTTGAAAGGACATAAAAAATGACTGTAGGAAGTACAAGAATAGCAGCCCAGGCCGGCCCGGTAATCGATATAGCAGCATATCTCGCCGGCGACCTGGCCGAGACGAAGGTTCCAGTACTCGTAAATAATTTAGGTTGGACATACGGCACAAGCGCCAACCAATTTGAGATAGTTTACGCCGACACGGTAACACTTGCCGACGGCGCCAATACGACCGTCGATCTGTATGCAAGCGGTTCGTATCTCGATGTATTCGGTCAGGCCCTGACCATGGAGGCCTTGAAACTGCTATATATCAAGAATAATTCGTCCGATGCGACACTGCTGGTCGGGGGCGGTGCATCAGTGGACTTACTTATTTTTGCCGATACCAGTGACATTATAAAAATTCCGCCGGGTGGAACTTTCCTCTGGACCGACCCTTCAGCGGCAGGAATTGATCTGACAACCAATAAGAATCTTTATATCGAGCATGACGGTACAGGCAGCAGCAGTATGAACGTCGATATCATCGCACTCGGACTCGATTAACAGGACAATTCACATCTCAGGGCGGACTAATAATCTGCCCTGAGAACGAGGTTTATTATGGCAGCTGGGAATATAGCAATCAATATGATCCTGCGGACAGAGCAGATGCAGCGTGATATGACGAGGGTCCGCGGGCAGATATCAGGACTGGAATCGACATTCAAGGGATTGGGCTCGACCATGCTCCGCATAGCGGGGATAGGCGGCGGGATTTACGCAGTAGAGCGGGGATTTCGCTCTATTGTAACCGCGGCAAGTAATGCCGAAGAAATATCTAATAAATTCAATGTGGTATTTGGAAACTTGTCGAAAACTGCCCAGCAGTGGTCAGAGGATTTTGGTGATTCCGTCGGCAGGGCAACTCAGGATGTTCAGAATTGGATGGCCGGACTGCAGGATACATTTGTTCCGCTGGGAATAGCACGTGATGAATCTTACGAACTATCCAAAGCCCTTACTACCCTTGCCGTTGATGTGGCCAGCTTTAACAATAAAGCTGATGCTGATGTTATCAGGGACTTCACATCCGCCCTTGTAGGAAATCATGAAACGGTTCGCAAGTACGGCATTTTAATATCTGAGTCATCGATAAAACAGGCTGCGATGAATAAAGGCTGGGAAAAAAGTTATAGTCAGTTGACGGATCTCGAAAAAGTAATGCTGAGATTCGATATTATTCAAAACAGTACTACCGATGCACAGGGCGACGCTATCCGAACAGCGGATTCTTACGCCAACCAGATTAAAAGATTGAATGCAAATGCACTTGAATTAAAAACAACTCTTGGCGAGAAATTAGTCCCTGCATTAGCCGCAGTTGTAAAAGAAATGAATGACATACTAAAAGGTGAGCCGGGCGGTGGATTGGGACAGAATCGATTACAGAACCAATTTCAAAAATTAACTGGATGGTCGAACGAATTAACTGTTGCTATAAATAATTCAGGAATTAAGAATGCAGCAGATTTGAAGGAATTTATAGCGAACTGGAATCAGCAGCAATTACTCGCATCACAGCAGCAGTCAGGACTGGTTCAGACTGATACAGTTTTTAATGAAGATTTATATATATCAAATCAGAAGGCCGCGGATGATATAAATAAAATCTATGCCCAGATGTACAAGGATATGGGTCAATATGACCAGGACTGGTACAACACTCAAAAAGTATTGCTTTATAACCAGGCCGAGGAATGGACGCAAGCCGGTGCTGACGTAATAAAAGTACGTAAATGGATGACTAACGAATTATCCAAGATTGATGACCAGCAGTCAAAGCACGCAAAAGATTTACTCGATGAGCAGCTCGAATATACAAAGCAGCAATATGAAGCATCACTGCAGGAGCAGTCGGATATATGGGGACTGACTTACCAGCAGCTCGCGGATATGAACAGGCAGTTCGGTGATACTATCGCCGATTCTTTCGAGGATGTCGCGGTCGGGGCCAAATCAGCCACCGATGCGGTAAAAGAATTGGCACAGGAGCTGGCAAGGATAGTATTCCGCCAGACAGTGACTCAGCCCCTGGCAAATGCAATTACAGCCGGCCTTAATTCCGCAATGGGTGTCCCCACTATGCACACCGGCGGCATGGTAGGTTACGGCAGTTATCCATCGAGAATGGTATCATCGTCATTATTTGCCAATGCACCGAGACTGCACAGCGGACTGGCGAGTGACGAGTTTCCGGCAATCCTTCAAAGGGGCGAAAGGGTAATTCCGAAAAACCAGGCTGCAGGCCAGCAGCCAATAAATATCAAAAACGTCATCGTCAAAAACGAGGAAGAGGCGATGCTGGAGGTCATGAACTCCAGGAAAGGTGAAAAGGTGATTGTTTCAAAATGGCAGAGGAACAGAAATATATTGAGGTAATAAAATGGGATTTAGTTTGGCAGTTAGACAGGATTTAATAGACCACCTGTTCGGCAAGAGTACATATACCGCACCGGCGGCATTATATCTTGGTCTATATGATACAGGCGGCAGTGAGCCGTCGGGCGGCAATTATGCAAGGGTAACAACAGCACCTGCGGACTGGAATGCCGCCGACGGCAGCGGGGTAATTACCAACGCGGTCAAATTCACAATGAATCAGCCGACAGGCTCGTGGGGGACTATCGAGGGATTCAAGTTATACGACGCACTCTCGGGCGGCAACGAAATCGGTTCGGGCGAACTGCCTGAAACTGTTACAGTTTCAGCGGTAACACCAGCCCCTGAATTTGCAATAGATTCGATAAGGGCATATTTAACGTAAAGGAGAATATATGTCGTTAATAATGATAGAAGGTTTTGGAAGTTTCTATAATAATGATATAGATGAACTTCCACCTGCGGCAGATGGTTGGAATTGGACATATTTAGCACCATCATTAAATAATACCTATGGCAGACGTTCAACTGGCGGGTTAAGATTAAATACAAATAACAATTCAACTGTAACATGGCAACCTGATACAGCATTTGATAGTTTTGTTTTTGGATTTGCAATAAAACCAAGAGTTCAGGCAACTCAATATTGGTTTTTTGGTTTATATGACGACCCTGTAAGTCAAAATCAGCAAGGATATTTGATTATAAATACCGATGGTTCTATTAGTGTTGTCACAGCAGGAGTAGGAACTATTGCAACAAGTGCGGCAGGAGTATTTACTGACGAAATATGGAGTTATCTTGAATTCAAGGGAACCTGTACAGGTAATGATAATATAGCAGTAAAAGTTGATGGTGTTGAAGTGATAAATGTTTCAGGAGCAAATTTCAGGGGTTCTGGATGCTCAACTTCTGATATAGGGATGATTAAATTCCACACGACGTCCTCTTCGAATTACACTTATATCTGTGATTTATATGTATTAGACCAGGCAGGCTTAACATTTACTGACTTTCTTGGTGACGTGAAGGTTGATGCCTTTATGCCAACATCAGATGGCAATTATACAGATTTTACACCAAGTACAGGGATAGACCATTATGCCGTTGTAGATGATATTTCAACAGCATCAAGTGCTTATATTGAATCCGATACTGTAACAGAAAAAGATTCTTTTGGATTTACAATAACAGGTGACTTGCCAACAATATATGCCGTTTCAGTTGAAAACTGTTCACAGAATAGTGATACAGGAATTGCCGAAGGAACAGTGCTTGTAAGAATGGGCGGAGTTGATTATGACCAAGATACTTTTGATAGAGGTGCATCTGTTGAAAGAGATAAGCAAATTTTATTAAGACGGCCTGATACTGGCGGCATTTGGACTAAAACGATATTGAACGCAACCGAATTCGGGGTGGAATTTTCAAATGCTTCTTAATGGGTATAACATATTTTAATAGTTTGCCGATTACAGGACCAACCAGACCATTAAAACGAATGATAGGGGTATATGGCTGCTAAATTAAGGGTATATCAGGAAGGAATTCAGGTCTTAGCCAAAGGAGAAACGAAACTTCGGCTTTACCAGATGGGCATACAGGTCCTCTGGGTCGATGCCGTTTACTGGGGCGGCGATGTATCTGCGGAAAGTACGCTGGAAGCGACGCTGACCGTCCTGCCGCCGGAGTTGACTATATTCGATTTTATGCCTTATTACCCAGTCGAGGAAATACTGGAATGGAAGACCGATATAATCAGGGCTAATAAAGGAAGTGAGCAGAGGATGGCCCTTCGCAGTGCACCGAGACAGTCGTTCAATTATAACTGCCTTCTGGCATCGGAAGCTCAGCAGGCAAGATTCGATTCTAAATTATTTACATGGCAGAAGAGCTTCTGGTACATGCCGATATGGACAGAGAGGACACTTATCACCGCCGATATTTCTATAACAGATACCACGATTACCTTCGATACGACAACAGGCGATTACCGCGACGGCGGGTGGGCGATGCTGTGGAAGGATAGCGATAATTACGAAATACTTTATATCGATACCGTCGCCGCCGGGCAGCTTAATCTCGACAGCGGCGTCGGGGCGACTTATACGGGCAATAAATTCGTTATGCCCGTAAGGCTCGCCCAGGTGCAGGGGGCGGTAAAAGGGACTAATCCGAAGGTCGCATCGGTAAGAGATACCGGGATAGTGTTTGCCGTTAAAAATAATATCGAGATAACTGGCTACACCGCCGCCGAAACATATAACGATATACCCGTCCTGGCTGATGAGCATAGATTCACTAAAACGACGAAGGAAGTTTCATCGGACGGCGACTGTTCGAGCGAAGATTACAGTACCGGCAGATTCAATTATTTCAGTGACAGTGAATTTAATGTAATGGCAACCGAATACGGCTGGCTGCTCGAGAGCATGTCGGATATTTGGGCATTCAGGCAGTTTTTGCATTACCTCAAGGGCAGGCGTGGACTGGTGTGGATCCCCACGTTCAGGGCAGATATTGTTCAGCAGGCGACTATCGGGGCGGCGGATACCTCATTTGATATCAATAACGTCGGTCTGGCAAATGATATGGGGGTCAATGATTTAAGGACTTACATCGCCTTTATATTTCCCGACGGAAGCAGGATTTACCGCAAGATTACCAATATTGTAAATATTGACTCATCGACCGATACCCTGACGATTGATTATCCGCCTGCCCAGGAAATTGAGGTCGGCGACTGTTATATAAGTTTTCTCGACCTGTACCGGCCGGCATCGGATACAGTCAGATTATCCTGGCTGCTTCCGAATTTAATGCAGTGCAACATGAATTTTATAGCGGTGGAAGAATGAAAGAAAATTAAAAGTTAAAATGCAAAATGTAAAATTAAGGAAGCCATCCCGCGAAGCGGGATTCCACAGTTTTTAGTTTTTATTTTTAATATTTAGCTTATTTAAAATTATGACTTACGTTGATTATGAAGAATCAGTAGCTTTGGGCCAGCCGATAGAGCTGTTTGATATCGCCATGGGCAGTACACACTGGCGGCTGACCAGCGGCGATGAAGATGTAACGTATAATACTTATCTTTACCTGGCCGAGCCCTGCAGCAGGACGGAAATTGAACAGACCGGCGAAATCCCGAAAGACGGGGTGGATATCCATCTGCCGCGAGGTAATTCACTGGGTACGCTCTGTATCGCCGGTGTTCCTGATGCCGAGGTAACGCTGACTATATACCGCGGTCACGGCAGCAACTTTATTACTTTCTTCCAGGGCTTTATGACAAGCCTGAAATTCAATTCCGACAGTATCCCGATAGCTCATTTCGAGCCGAGATCTTCCGACCTTCCCTACGTCGGGGGCCGCCGCCGGGCAATGCGTTTATGCGGACACCGGCTGTTTTCGACCGGATGCGGACTTGATAAAGATAATTTCAGCATATCAGGGACGATTGCAACAATTAGCGGGACGACTATTTCGGCAACTGCATTTTCAACATCACCATACGACCATTCGGCAGGTGGTGAAATTGTAGTAGGAACTGCAAGAAGAACCATCCTTACACATTCAACCAGTACAATTACAATTAACCGACCATTCAGTTCTTCTGTAATTGCAGGGGCAAGTTTTACATCTTATGCAGGATGTAATCATACGCCTGAAACCTGTCTTAACACATTTAATAATAAAGCAAACTATGGCGGGCAGGAATATCTACCTGTCCAGAACTTATATGAAAGTGAGATTCACGAATAATGGTTTTCTGGCTTGTACCGATACTTGTTAATATGGCGATAGCATTTGCAATCAGCTATGCAGTAGGATATTTCACTAAAAAAACACCGGATGATATTCATTACGAGCCTGATACTTTTGACTTTCCCGACATTAAAGAGGGCAAGAAGTTTCCGATCGTATTCGGCACATGCTGGATTACGGACGCCCTGCTTGCCTGGTACGGCGATATCGAAGTTCGCAAGACGGCGGTCAGGCTGAGCGATACCGATGGCCAGTACGCATATCTTAATAAATATTTTTATGGCGCTCATCACATTTTATGCCAGGGCGTTTGCGACGGCATTATCCAAGTCAAGGTCGGGGATGATGTTATCTGGCCGGCCGCCGGTGATAAGACTTCTCTTAATGCCGATGGTGCAACTTCGGCTGTTATAAATTTACCCGAATTATATGGCGGCATACATGAGCATAATGCAAATATAACCGGCAGCGGCGGTATTACAGGGACTGTTGATTTTCAATACGGACAGTCGTCGCAGGCCTTGAACGATTACCTCGCTGCCCAGCAGTCAAGCACTGCCTCTGCCAACAGGGGCCTTACCGCGGCGATATTAAGGAAGGTTTACGTAGGACTCTCGGCACAGGTAAAGCAGTGGAAGTACCTGGTTAAGCGGACCGATACAACAACAACCGGCGATGCAATATGGTATGCGGCGAAATCCGCCATAGATACATATTCCATGAACCCTGCCCATATACTTTATGAATGTTTTACGAACGCTGAATGGGGTCTGGGAATATCGACGGATAATATTGAAAGTGAATCTTGGGAAGATGCCGCAGATACATTGTATACCGAAGGGTTCGGGCTGTGTATAAAGTGGCAGGGCGAGCAGTCGCTGGAAGAATTCATTAAGGACGTACTTCGCTACATCGATGCAGTTATTTACGAGGATCATTCGAGCGGCGAAATGGTAATGAAGCTTATCAGGGACGATTACACCGTCGCCAGCCTCGATGAATATGACGAGAATGATATCGTCTCGATAGACGACTATACCAGGGGAACGATTCACAAGGTACCTGACTCGACCTTTGTAAAATACTGGAATATTTACGATAATCTGCCTGTAGTTACCAAGGCGACCGATGCCGCACTGGCCAATTCACAGAACGAAACATATATAATAAATGAGGAAGATTATACGGCCGTTATCGACGCTGCACTGGCCGGTCAATTGGCCGCCCGGCAGCAGCTGGACTTGTCGGCATTTGCTGCGACTATGCAGATAAAATGCAAGCGGACAATGGCCGCCTTGAAAGCGGGCGATGTATTCAAGCTGTCTTATACCCCGCTTGGGATTGTATCTATGGTCGTCCGTGTAGTAACGCCTCATTACGGAACATTGACCGATGGCATAGTTACTTTCGACTGTATAGAAGATATATTCGGCATGAAGGATTCGATATTCGGCCCACCGCCGGAAACAGGCTGGAGTATTCCTGATACCACGCCGGAAATATATGATAATGCCCTGACCGCCTCTGTAAGGACAGTTGCATCCGGTCCGACTGTATATAATTATACTGCAGCGGCACCGGCCGATAGTGTCGGAGTAACAGATTTTTCGGCGGCAAATATAGCATATAAAATATATGTGAGCGATGCTGTAGGTCTGACCGACAGGGTAATGGCTGACGGGTTCCTTATCGAGGAAGATGTCGGTGTAACTGATTATGCAGCTGTATATATAACTTTGGATACGAATCAAAATGACAGTATTACATTGACCGATGATGTCTCGGCAGAAATAGTATAGGTGGAAAAAATGTTATTGACCAATAAAGGAAAATATAAATTACTCGGCTGGCCGTTCAGGGCGGCATCGATCCCGACCAATTTTTATATCGCTCTATGCACCTCGGCCACGGCGCCGACGTATCAGACGAACACTCTGGCCGATCTGACGCAGATAGCGACCGGCAACGGCTACACCGACGGCGGTTACCAGTTAACGCCCGGCTCGACCGATTTCGATGTATGGACCGAGGATGATATCGATAACGAGGGCGAGATACAGGTTAAAGATGTGACATGGACGGCATCAGGCGGAACTATACCCGATTCCGGTGATGGCGCAAGGTATGCAGTCCTGACCGATGATAACGGGACTGTCGCAAATCGTGAAGTATATGCCGTTTGGGACCTTGAGATGGACAGGACTGTAACGGATGGATTTACCTTGTCATTAGTCAACCTGACGTTAAAGCTGGTCGATGATACGAGTTTCTCAGTAAGATTTGACAGCGTAAATATAACAGATAATGCAGCGGCAATAGTGGTATAAACTGAAAGGTTATAACAATATCTTCCTTTCTTCAAACTTCGGTTGCGTAAGCGGCCGGAGTTTTTTTATTTATCATAGTATATTACAGTTTAGACTCAGCCTTTTGTTTCAGATAGGTCATATAATCAACCTTTGCGGTCTGTAGCGGTTTATCGGAATCTTGTTTATTAGCCTCATCGATAGTGTCGGCCAATCGATAAACTGCTCCGAGCAGACACCCGGATGAAAACAGGACTGCATCAGCCACATAACCCAGGTATCCGACTATCTGCTGCATGACACTATCGGCACTTGAAGATATTAAGAATGCATTGGCAAGAACTAATAAAGAGATAATCACCAAAACATATTGCATTTTTCTCTCCTTTTATTCATCTGTGGGATCGTTGGATAATGATTTTTCTATATTTTCCAGCAGTTCGATAATACTGTTAACTTTTAACACCCAGCGGATAAGGTATACCTGTAACACAATCAGGCCGGCTATTACAATTAAAGCCCCCAGCAGGCCAGCCCAGAATTTTTTATTATCGACAGGAATGCCTTTAGCTTCAAGTTTAGCAGCTTCCCGTATATTTGCGGGCATTTGCTGCCATAAAAATAAAGCTCCGGCGTAATCTTCCTGTATGATTGCACCTATTTTTGTGCAGAATTTAGTAAAATTATCTTTTACATCAACAGAAATAGGCCAGCCAGCTTTGGTTTTTTCAATATTTTTTGGCATAATCATATTCTATAACT